TCCAATCAATACGAACCAGCAAGTCCGTATCATGCATAAAAACAACCTTTTCTAATTCTTCTAGCATCATTGCATAAATATTAAATTCTTCCGATAACTTCCCTAGTTTTAAATTATTCATGTGATATTAAAAAAAATTAAAAAAACTTGCTCTCAGATCCGGCCAGATTTTCACTGATCCAGATCCTGCAAGCGTAAAAATAAGCCGATTATAGCGATTAAAACCGGCCGCCTTTGTCATTGATCGGCCAGCCAACCGTTCGCCTCTATATCGGCCTGTTCCGGCTCTATCCATTCGGTATTTAAAGCTTCGATCCGCTCCGCTTGATCATAGATCTTATTAATCTGATCTCTTCGCTGCAGCTGCGGATCTTCTGGCTGCGGATCTTCGGCCAGATCCTGCTCAAGCTGCTTGATCCTTGCTGGTATAACTTCGCTATAATTGCAAGCATTGCAGCACTGCAGCAGATCTCCGTTGCTATCTCTGATCTCTTCGCCTGTATGCAGATCAAATGTGCCGATCACTGGATCAGGATTATTGCCATAACCGGTAAAACCCTCTCCGCAAATGCAGCAGATCCAGCCTTTATCTTCCCAGCTCCAGCCGCTCATGCTGGCAACTCCCATTTTATGGCCTGCACCATCTGCGCTGTAAGTTTGCCATCCAGATCTACATCTGCAGCAGCTGCAGCTTCATATAGGATCTGCTCGCCTTTGATATAAGCAAACATATTTACAACCTTTTCCGGATCACTTAAATCTGTATAAAGCTCTCCAAAATTATCCTGCTCATACTGCTGGATCATGCCGATAATATCCATTTCATCTGATCCCAGCCATTGCTTCGCTTCCCATGTGCCGATTATCCAATAATCTGTATTGAATAGCTCATGATGCAGATCTGCAGCTTCAGATCCTAAATAGTTTTCTATCTCTGTTTTTATGTGATCACTGATCTCGCTTGTGATTCTGTCAATTTCTAGCTCTATCATTGAAAATCTCCTATTATCATTAAAATAATGCATCCCCAAAACACAAGGGATACAACTAAGGCCGTAAGCCAGTTTAGTATCGTATCAAGCATTTAGCCGCCCACGATCATAAACACGCTGCCGATCAATACGATCATGCCGCTGATCACTGCAACCGCAGCAAACAAACCAAAAATTATATAGTTATATAGCATTATGCTCTCTCCCAAAATCGCGCAAATGGATCTCGCGCTGGATCTCTGGCTTCCAGCCTTTGCTATCAACTCTGCCCAGCTCCAGATCTCGCGCATCTGGATAGTTATAATCCGGATAATCTTTGCCCTGCTCATAAGCCCTGCAAAGGCCGATCTCTTGCGGTAGCAGATCATAACCCATAACATAATGCTGCTGATCAACTACACTGATCTCGAACTCTGTGCCGATCTCGCTATCGAACCAAGATGCAAAATCATCCGCTGCAGCTCGATCCATTAAGTTTGTTTGATATACTTGCATTATGCTCTCTCCTCTAAAGTGAAAACGCCTTTGCTCTCGAACCAATCATTGTAAGCTGCAGCAAGCTCTGGAAAGCCAGCCGCTATTCTTCTGCGGTTGCTTGTATCTGCTTTAGCGTATAAGATCACTAGCTGCATGTCAAAATGGCTGCCTCTTGATACATATTGCCATCTATAGACTTCTTCTTCCCAGTGATTCATCTGGCCTGTTTTGTATTGTGTATGTCTGTATTCCATATCATCGCTCCGTTGTTATATTAAAGTTTTCTAATATAGATCCATCCTGCTGATCTATGGTCATATTATAAACACAGAACTTCTACAAATGTAGAACTATTTACAAAGTATTTTCTATTTACCTTTGAATAGCTTGATACAGCTGCATTTACAATGATATTATCATTTTGATCTGTTTACTGCAGCGGCTGCGGATCGCGCACCTTAAAGTGTTGGATCGGATGCACTCCGTATTGTGCCTCTATCCTATACAGTAATACAACCTATCTAGTAGCTGATCCTGCTGCTGATCCTGCCAGCTGCTCCAGATCTTCCAGAACTTCCAGAACTTCCAGATCTTCCAGATCTTCCAGATCTTCCAGAAAAAACTCCGTTCCCTCTTCTCGCTCTCTCGCTGCTTATATTATGGATCGGATGCTGCATATCGTATATGTACTGCTGCAGCGCGGCTTTGCTTCGTTCTGGCCAGCCTGATACCCCCCATCAACGACACCCCACCCCCCAAAACTACACACGCGACCATAGTATAGGGTTCATTTCACGCATCGGAGGGTAAATAGGGTTATAACCTGTGTTATAATTTACTCATGAACCTAGCAACAACAGTTAATAATGAGCAACAGGCCGAATTTATCAGGCTTTATGTAGCTTCAGAGGATGCAGGTAACGCTGCAAGATGTGCGATTAGAGCAGGCTATAGTGAGGCTACAGCTAAACAGAAGGGCTACAGTATGAAGAGGCAGTTTGCTGAAGTCATAAAGGAAGAAACTGTTAAGCTGATAGGAGATAGTGCCACATTGGGGCTTGCAGGGATTATTAATCTGGCTAAAACTGCTAGTAATCAGAATGTTAAACTGCAGGCGTGTAAGGATTTGTTAGATAGAGCAGGGTTTGGTAGTGTTAATCAGATTGAGATCTCAGGCATGGACAATAAATCAGACGAAGAGCTTAAAAAAGAGCTAGAATTACTCTTAAATCAGAATATAATTGACGTAACTCCTACAAATGTAGAAAAAGAGGATATATTAGAGAAAACTAATAATGTTGCTGTGTAAGGGATAAGTGACAAGTCACCAGTAGTAAAACACTTTACTTTTTTGGATTGGAAATGAAACATAATATTGAGGATTGTAAGATTAAGTTAAGAGCGATACACAAGATTGCTCAGATTATTATTGATGGTGCTGGAGAGTTAGATGATATAGTTGTCATTACACTTGCTCAACAGATTCAACAAGACACTGAACTATTAAGTAGAGAAGATGACAGTAACTAAGTCAGATTTTGATCCTACGATTTTAGGACAGTATGAGTTACCGCCCACAATGTTACATTTTCAGTGGGAAGGTAAGAGAAGTGGTACAACGGTTTATAGATATATACTGGCAGAAACAATAGATCCGAATAAGATTGACTCAAGAACAAAGGTTAAAGAGGGTGAAGAGGGGATGACTCAAGATGAAGTTTGGGATAGAGTGGTGAAAGATCTATGAGTGTAGAGCAAGCTATCAAGATTGCTAAAGAACTGCAGTTTAGGCAAGATCATAATAAGCTGAAGTATTATAAGCCTTACGAATACCAAGAAAAATTCCACAACGCTAAAGCGGCACAGAAACTATTGATGGCTGGTAACAGGATTGGTAAGTCTTATTGTGGTGCAGCAGAGTTGGCTTATCATTTGACAGGATTGTATCCTAAATGGTGGCAAGGCAGGAAATGGGATAGACCTATTAGAGCATGGGCAGGTGGTGCATCGAATGAAACTACTCGTGATATTCTACAGAAAGAATTATTTGGACAGCCTGATGATCCTCATGCAAAAGGAACAGGTGCTATACCGTTAAATCTAATCGGTGAGAAAACCAGAAAACCCGGAGTTCCGAACGCCCACAACTCAGCTGTTATTAAGCATGTTAGCGGTGGCTGGTCTAGGGTTGGTTTTAAAGCTTATGAGATGGGTAAAGAAAAGTGGATGGGTGAGTCACTAGATGTTATCTGGTTAGATGAAGAACCACCACCAGAGATTTATTCTCAGTGTGTGACTCGTACAGCGGATAAAGGTGGCATGGTTTATATGACATTTACGCCTGAGAACGGAATGACTGAAACTATTGCTCAGTTTATCAATGACTTGAAGCAAGGTCAGTTTATGATGCAGGCAGGCTGGGATGATGCACCTCACATGACAGAAGATGTTAAAGAGCAGATATTAGCAGCACTACCACCACACGAAAGGAAGATGCGAGAACAAGGTATTCCTTCTCTTGGATCGGGATTGGTATTCCCAGTTCCTGAAGAAGTCATTAAATGTGAGCCTTTCGACATACCTGATCATTTTCCTAGGGTATGTGGCATGGACTATGGTTGGGATCACCCTACTACAGCAGTATGGATTGCTTGGGATCGGGATGCAGACATTGCTTATATATATGACAGTTATTCTCAAAGACAAGAAATACCAGCAGTTCACTCAGCCGCTATCAACGCAAGACCGAAATGGATTCCAGTTATATGGCCGCGAGATGGTAGGCAAGCAGATAAAGGATCTGGTACTCCGTTAGCAGATCAATATCGAGCATTAGGTGTAAACATGATGCAAGGTAGAGGTAAGAGTTGGGGCGGTTGGTTTACCAATCCACCAGTAGATAATCAGCAGGAAGGATCAGGTGGAGTTTCACTAGAATCTGGAGTCATGGAAATGCTTGAAAGGATGAAAACAGGCAGATTAAAGATATTTTCAACACAATCGGGCGTTTTTGAGGAATTAAGGATGTATCATAGGAAAGACGGAAGAATAGTTCCATTTAAGGATGACTTGATTTCTGCCATGAGGTATGCTGTGTTATCTTTGCGACATGCGAGGATTAAACACTCCCAGCCTAGGCAGTATGAAGCAGATAGTAGTTTTAATATATTTACATAGGAGAAATAACATGGGCGGATTTGTAAGAAAAGTTTTTGCACCATCACCACCGGCATACACGCCACCAGCAGCACCTGTTGCTGCACCAGTAGCAGCTAGAGTAGAACCTGAAGCATTAGCACCTGAAGCATTAGCACCTGAAGCAGAAGTTCCAGCAGCAATGTCAGAATCCATCAAGAAGAAAAAGAAAGGCAGATATAGTACACTTCTTACTGGATCGGAAGGATCACTAGGTAGTCCAGATATTGAGAAGAAATCACTATTGGGGAATTAATATGGGTGTATTTAGCGCGATTAAAAAGATGTCTTTACCAGCTTTGCAGTTCAAAGACTCCCAAGGTAATAATGCACCAGCAGCAGTTAATAGGGTGGGCAATCAGGGGATGCAAAAAATTGCAAAGCCACTTGGATTTCAAGATAATCCAGCACTAGCAGACCTACCAGAACCTGCATCAGTCGCAGCAGCATCAGAAGCTGGGCTTCTAAAGAATAAGAAAAAGAAGGGTCGTTACGGAACATTACTTACAGGCGGTAAGGGCGTTACTGATGATGCAGAGTTAAGTAAAAAATCACTATTGGGAAATTAGTATGGGAAAGAAATCAGCACCAGCACCTATTATACCACCTGCATATACAGCACCTCCAGTACCGGAAGCTGTAGATCGTAAAGATCTAGACAAGCAGACACAGGAAGCTAGAGAAAAAGCAATCGCAGCATCAACATCTACAAAAGATGGATCTGCAGCACCTCAAGCATCTTTGTTATCTGAGAGAAAGTTCTGGGAAGAGCAGGAAAGTAAAAAAACATTGTTAAGATGATCGAGTTAAGACCGAATGCAGGACAAGAAGTTACAGATTGGATTACAAAAAGAGTAGGGGTTACAGCTCTTAGTGATTGTACTAATTTTGGTTTTTATGAAGAGGGTGAATTAGTTGGGGGAGTGGCATTTTATGAATACAGAATACAAGATATTGTGTTTTCAGGTGTCATGGAGAAAGGTAGTTTTAATAAGACAATGCTAAGAACATTGTTTAACTACCCTTTTATTCAATTAGATTGCCATAGAATTACTGCCTATACAGAAACAGATAATAGGCAAGCAAACTTATTCTTAAAGAGATTAGGTTTTAAAAAGGAAGGCACTATGAGAGAAATCTCAGAGCGACTAAAAGATATTCACATTTATGGTATGCTAAAAAAAGAGTGTACTTGGTTATAGGAGAACAACATGGGAAAGAAATCAGCACCAGCACCTTATATTCCACCGCCACCGGTTGATTACGCACAAGAATCAGTGCAAAGACAGAAAGAAGAAGCGGAAATGGATGCAGAAATTGTATTAGAAAGAACAAAAGCTTTGAATAAGAAGAAGTCTGGCAGATATGCAACACTACTTACTGGTGGTGAAGGCTTACAAGACGAAGCAGATGTTAAAACTCGTTCACTTCTTGGATCGGGAAAGAAATAGGAGATTATTATGGCAGTAGAGCAAATTATTAAAAGGCTTGGAGCATTAGAGTCGGCTAAAGGAACATGGACAGATCACTGGCAAGAGATACTTGACTATGTAATGCCTAGAAAAGCAACAACTACAGTAAGATATTCTAAAGGTGCAAAGCGCACTGAGAAGTTATATGACTCTTCTGCAATCCATGCCAATACATTATTAGCTGCATCATTACAAGGAACACTAACTTCAGCATCATTACCTTGGTTTCACCTAAGAGTAAGAGATGAAACACTGAATCAACAGCGTGATGTTTCTGTTTGGTTAGAGGATTGTCGTAATAGAATGTATAAAGCCTTTAGTACATCTAACTTTAATACTGAAGTACATGAGTTTTATCTTGATATTTGCTCTATCGGTACATCTTGTATTGAAGTAGAAGAGAATGGTGGAGATCTAAACTTTAGGGCTTTACATATTTCAGAGTATTTTATTGCTGAAAATCATAAAGGACAGATTGATACACTATATCGTAAGTTTGAATATTCAGCTAGACAAGCAAAGCAGAGATGGGGTGATGCCTGTGGAGCTAAGATTGACGATGCGTTTAATTCCAAACCAGATAAAAAATTTGAGTTTATACATTGTGTAATGCCAGCAGAAGAATATAAAGGTAAGAAGATCACTAAATTACCTTGGGTTTCTATATATATATGTATAGAAGATAAAAACATTGTTCATTCTGGTGGTTATAACGAATTACCATACCTTGTAACAAGATGGTCTAAGGCTTCAGGCGAAGAATATGGTCGTTCACCTGCTTACAATGCACTACCAGACATCAAAACTCTGAACAAAGCAGTAGAATTAGGTCTTAAAGCATGGGCTAAAGCTATTGATCCACCACTTCTAGTAGAAGATGACGGTGTAATCGGTAAGGTTCGTACTACTCCAGCAGGTATTACTGTTGTTCGTAGAGATGGAGCTATCAAACCATTAGATACAGGTGCTAGATTTGATGTGTCTGACATGAAGGAAACAGAATTAAGAGGTGCTATTAAGCAAGCATTCTTCTCAGATCAGTTAGAACTCCAGCAAGGCCCTCAAATGACTGCTACAGAAGTGCAAGTTCGTTATGAATTGATGCAAAGATTACTTGGCCCTACATTGGGAAGATTTCAGACAGAGTTTTTAAACCCTCTAATTGAAAGATGTTTTGCTATTATGGATAGGAGTGAGAAATTCCTACCTGCTCCAGAAGCGTTAGATGGAATATCTATTGATATTGAGTATGTTGGCCCTCTAGCTCGTTCACAAAGAATGGAAGAAGCTGTAGCTGTAGAAAGATTGTATGAGATGGCTGCTAATCTTGCACAGATTGCTCCAGAAGTTATGGATAACATTGATCATGATTCTGCAATTAGATCTAGAGCTGAATTATTAGGCGTACCTAAGAACATTATGCGTGATCCTGCTGAAATTGAAGAGCAAAGAAAAGCTCA